AGGTTCAATCAGCGATTTTCGTGCAAGTTTTAATACCGATGTAGCCAAAGTATCAAGGTTTGATGTTACTATTCCTATTCCTTTGGCCTTACGAACTACAATTGATTCTAGGCAACTAACATTCAGATGTGAAAAGGCTGAAATGCCAGGTAGAGCTTTCACGACAACTGAGAAAAAAATGGGTTCAGCTCCCGTAGAAAAGTTTCCATATCACACAACATATAATGAAATGACTTTAGATTTTATCGTATCCGATGACATGAAAGAGAAGGTGTTCTTTGATTCGTGGATGGACCTAATTAATCCAACAACCGATTATAACTTTCAATACAAAACAAACTATGCAGTAGATATGTCCATCAACCAATATGATGTAACAAATAAGCCAACATACACAGCAACATTAATAGAAGCATTTCCAATGCAAATTAATCAATTGGATTTAGATTGGTCATCTGATGGCCACCACAAATTAGCAGTTCAATTTATATATAAACTATGGACTGGTAGTTATGAAAATTCATTACGAACAAATGTTATTAACGCTGGTTTAACTGGATTATTAAATGAATTAACAAGAAGCTAATTGAATTGAAAAAGGAGTTTTAAAATGGCATTACCAAAAATTGATTCCCCCGTATATGACCTTGAATTACCATTATCGAAGAAACAAATTCGTTTTAGGCCATTTCTGGTCAAAGAACAAAAAAACTTGATGATGGCTATGGAGGCCGATGACAAAGAAACCATCGAAAGAAACATCAAACAGGTTTTAACCAATTGTACATTGACAGAAGGTATTGTCATTGAAAATCTACCTGTGATTGATGTTGAATTTTATTTCATACAGTTACGAGCACGGTCAGTAGGTGAGATAGTAGAAAACCGATACATCTGTACCAATGAGATTGAAGGCACACAATGTGGTCATAAGATGGATGCCAAATTTAATTTATTGGAAATTTCTGTTGATATTGATCCAGAAGCAAAAGACATTATTAAAATAACTGAAGCAATATCAATCAAACTAAAGTATCCAGAATTTTCTTTGGTTGAAAAAATAAAGAAAAAAGAAAATGCTGTTGAGATAGCGTTTGAGGTTGTAATGGACAGTATAGAATATATTTTTGATGGTGAACAGTACCATTATGCATCAGAAGTAAGTAGAAAAGAATTGACCGATTTTATTGAGTCCTTAAATCAAGACCAGTTTGGTAAATTGGAAGAATTCTTTAATAACCTTCCAAAACTAAACAAGAAGATTGATTTAAAATGTGGTAAATGTGGATTTGACCATGCGATTAGCATGGAAGGTTTAGAAAGTTTTTTCGAATAATATTTTGTCATGACAACCTGAGGAATTATTACAAAACTAATTTCTCTTTGATGCAACACCATAAGTATTCTCTCACGGAACTTGAAAATATGATACCGTGGGAAAGAGACATATATGTTAGTTTATTATTGCAATATATTGAGGAAGAAAACCAAAAAGCAAAAGAACAACAAGAGTTAATGAAAAGAAAATAAATGGCCGATAATAAAATCCGTAAGATGGATGATAGTACCTTTGACGAATTATTTCGTGCCGGTGAGATGGATTTAATTATGATGGACGGTGGTCAAAATTTAACTGCAAAACAGTTAGATAAAGTTAGAGATTATGGTAGAAAACAATCTGAAAACAAATTGCAAGAAATGGCCAATAAAGTGGCCTCTCAACCTGGTTACCAAGATTTTATGAAGATGCCATTGATGTCAAAATTAGGCAATTCTTTTGGTAATAACAATTCAACCACCTTGCAACAAGACACTTCTTTTACAAAAATTGGTGCTAGCAACAAACAAAAAGACATCAAGAAGAAAGAAACACAGGCCGATGTAATGGCTAAAATGTTTAATTTGATGCGAGAACAATATGACTATAACGAAAAACGAATTAAACAAAACCAAAAATACCAAAAACAATTAACCGAACAAAAAGAAAAATTCTTTAAAGATATTGTACACATATTGACGACAGATGAAGATGGCAAATCTTTAAATGCGACTGGTAAATCTTTAAAAAAAGGTAAAATGGGTAGAGTAGCTAAAAAATCAAAAATTGGTGGAAGTTTAAAATTTGGCATAAAAGCTGCTGCGGTTGTTGGTGGATTATTTGTTGCTAAAGATGCCTTGGCCAATATCGATTGGGAAAAAGCTTTAGGTGTTATCGATTTTAAAAATTTAGATTTGGGAGATATACAGTCTAAATTAGGATTTGGACCAGATACAAAAGTTACTGGTGAAGTTAAGAACGCAAAAGAGGCTGTTGATTTCTTCATTCAAAAAGGTTGGACACCGGAACAATCTGCTGGTATTGTTGGAAACTTACAAGCTGAAAGTGGTAAAGATTTGAATATAAAAGCCATTGGTGACAATGGTAAAGCATTTGGTGTTGCACAATGGCATCCAGATAGACAAGCCAATTTTAAAAAAGAATTTGGTAAAGACATTAGAGATTCTTCACTCAAAGAACAATTAGAATTTGTTAATTTAGAATTAAATACCACAGAGTCTAATGCAGGAAAACAATTGCGAGGTGCAAAAACTGCCGGTGAAGCTGCAACAATCGTGGATAAATCTTACGAAAGAAGTAGTGGCCAACACACAGACAAAAGAATTAGTAATGCTAATACTTTATTAGCTGATAATAAAAATACTGGTACTGCTGAATTAAACCAATTAGGTTCTTCTGATATTACTAGTCCATATGGTGAAAGAACTTTAGGAGGAAAAAAACAATTTCATCAAGGTATTGATATCAAAGGTAAAGTAGGAGATCCTGTCGTTTCTTCATCAGCAGGAAAAGTTATTGCTGTTGGTGATTCTGGTGACTATGGAACCAGAGTTGTAGTTGACCATGGAGATGGAATAAAAACTTTATATGGTCATCTATCCAATACAAATGTTAAAGAAGGAGATATGATTTCCAAAGGACAAATGATTGGTAGTGTAGGTACAACTGGTCGTGTGACTGGTCCACATTTACATTATGAAGTATTTAAAGATGATAAAAAAATTGATCCAAGTTCAATGAAAGCACTTTATGTGAATCCTGTAGTTCCAGATTTTAAATTGGCTTCAAATAAACCAACAGAAAATTCACAAAATCAAATTTTTGCTAATATAACAAATAAGATAAGTGCACCAACGATGTATACAAATTATTCAAATAACCCTTATGACACAAAGTTATCTCCGGCTTTAGCTGCATCCTTTGAAAGAGGATATAATTCCGTTCGATAAGCACAAATAAAGATAAAAAAATATGAAATTACCAACATTAACCGATATCCTTGTAAATCCAACCGATGAAAGAGGTAACTTTTCTCAGAATTTTTTGAAAAAAGCCACCAAATCTAAAGACACATCCAAAAAATGGTTGAGTAATCTTTTTGGTAAATCACAACAAAAAACTGGTATTGCTGGTGGACCAAGTAAATTAGGTTCTGCCTTTGGTCAAAAAGATCCACAAAGAACTTCTATTGGATCTGGTTCAAGTGCTAGATTAAAAGTAAAAGATTCTATTGCCGATATTGTGGCTAAACAATATTTGTTTATGCAAAAAACTTATGAAGCACAACAACAAGAAGATGAGTTAAATGTTGCTTTTAGAAAAGAACAACTGGAAGAAGATGAACGCAGACACAAAAAATTAACCGATGAATTAATAAAATTTAAAAAAACTGCCATACCAGAAAAAGAAAAAGAACTCACTAAAGAAGAAGAAAAAGACGATGGATCTTGGATTCAAAAAATGATAGGTGGAATAAAAAGTGCCTTTGTTTCAACATTAAAAGGACTAATTAGTGTCATTATGGCACCAATAAAATTATTATGGAGTGTAGTATCTAGTCTTGTAGGACAAATTTCTACCATGTTGGCCGCTCTGGCTGGAACCATTATGGGTGTGATTGCCTCAAATATTACAGCAATTTTTGCTTTAATAGTACCACACGCATACAAATTAATAACATCAATAGTGGGTGGTATAATAAAAATGATTGAACAAGGAATTGAACGTGTGATTAATGGTCCTGAGGATAAAAAAATGGGAACAATAGAAAAAGCGATTAGAGGCTTTCTCTCAAGGGCTTTATTAACTCCATTTGGAGCGGTTGCAGCCACTCTTTTAGGAACAGCTGCTGCAGCACAAACATATTCCAATGCAAAAGATGAAATGATGAGTGGTGATGAGTACAAAGAATTGACTGATAGGCACACCGATGAATTAAGAAAAATGGTGCCGGAAGACAGGCAAATGACGCCGGAGGAAGAAAAAGCTTATAGAAAAAGACAAAACGAACAGAATATAGAAGCCGCTGGAGTAAAAAAGAATTTTGAAGAAAATACACTTATACCAAAAATGACCAAGGATGGATGGACAGCAGAACGTGATAAAAATGGAAAATTAGATTTTAAAAAAGGTGATGAATCCGCCGGTTTGACCGATTTATATAAAGCCTTTGAGGGTGATAATTATTTACAAAAAATTATAATGAAACAGTTTAGTGGAGTTTCAGAAACATTTGAAGGTTTTGCAGAACGTAAAAAAAATGAAGTAATAAATAAAATGAAAACGGCAGTAAAAGATGAAGCTGATAAAATTATGAAACCAATTGAAAAAAGTTTTGGTGAAGCTGGAAACAAATTTGATGAGATGCAAACAAACATAAAGGCTCAATTAGATTCAAATGGTAAAGGCTTGGACCAAGGAAAATTGGATTTTGATAAAGGTTATAACTATGCCAGGTCTGGTGGCGGTTCAACAGCAGTATCAAATACAAATAATAGTGTAAATCAAACTCCAAAGAATGTACACACACAACCTATGCGAGTAAAACATGACATTCCAGGTACACTTGAACCTGTTTTTTAAGCCAATAAAAAACCCCGCCGAAGCGGGGTTCATACTTGCATGGGATTTTAGTTTTCCTCAGCCAACTTAGAGAAATAAGAAATATCATCATCATCGCCTTCGGCTAATGCTGGGACTTTCTTAGGTGCTTCTTTGAGTTGTTCTACTGTAGTCTTTGGCTTCACTACTTCACCATTCAGACCAAGTACCTTATCTAGTCTCTGCTTCAAGACCTCATAAGATTTGAACTCACTTGCCTTAGTCATATCTGATAAGGCATACTCTTTCTTCCAAACTGCTTCCATTGCTTCATCATCGTTCAACAATGGTGATGCTGATTCGAATTCGGACTTATCATAGTTCTGATAGCCTTCAACTTTACGAATCTTTAACTTGAAGTTGGCACCTTTCCACAAATCAAATGGATTGATTGCTGTCTCATCCTCAAAAGCAGGATTCATTGCTTCGGTAATCTTATCAAAGATTTTCTTACCGAACTTAAACAACTTCACTTTGCCTTCATTCTCTGGATGCTTTGGATCCGAAATGATATAGACATTGGCGATATAATTCAACTTACGCTTCTGCTTACGGACTACTTCTTTGTTTGCTTCGATACCTGAATTCCATAAACCAGAATTGTGCTCACATACTGGACATTGTTGATTCATTGTCGTTAAACAATTATCAATTAACCAACCACCAGGACCTTGGAATCCATGGGAGAATACTTTAACCCACGGTAAGGCATCATCACCGTCAGCTTCTGCGGCAGGTAGAAAACGAATAACGGCCATGCCATTACCTGCTTTGTCTACTTCTGGTCGCCAGAAATTATCTGACTTCTCTGAACCTTCTGTTGGTGTGTTTAATGCTTCGATTGCTTTGGATAGTTTATCCAGATTGCCTGATTGGCGTTTGAGATTTGCAAAACTCATATAATGCTCCTTATTAACGGTGTATAAACGGAATATAACTGCTTTCAAAAACTACTCATAATCAACTACAAAATATAGTATATCATTTATTTAGGCGGTTGTCAAGCGTACATCGACATAATTATGCGTGTATGAAAGAAACTTTCATGAAGTATACCAATACCACCTTCTCGCCTCCAGCCATCAATATTCTTGGCTGTATCATCTATTAGAATACAGTTTGGAGTTGCGTAGTCCTTCTTTAGGTGCGCACCTGGCACTAGGATAACAGGGAAGTCTATCTTATGCTTACTCAACCATTCCATCTTTTGTGGCCTGATTAATGGATCTCTCTTATCACTAGCAGTAGAACTAAGAATGGTAATTGGTATACCAGTACCTTTTAAATATTCCATCAATTCTATGGCTTCTGGCATTAAATCCAATGTGGCAAAATGCCTATCTTGAATAAACTTATCAAAGGATTGCCCCCATTTTTTGTCTTTTTCGGCTTCTTTGGTAGTCATCTTAAATAACTCTTGATATCTTTTACCAAAGTCAGCAATCACACCATCCATATCAAGGTAAATGTTTTTCATCTAAAATTCTTCACTAATATATTTTTAAAAACTGCTTTATCGTATTGAACAAATGGCGTATACTTTTCAATCTGTATCTGCCATATTGGCCAAATAATATCTTCTTTAATCTTTTCTGTCCACATTGGCCAAAAATTCAGTATATCATTCATTATAACAACGGTCTCTATTGATACTTTATCACGCATCAATAAGCTTAACAAATTTGGATGCTCACCGTTATACACTTTAATGATGGACTCTTTATCATTCTCGAAATGATCCACAAGATATAGGATATCATTCTCAAAGATATAAGTCAAGCTCTGTTGTCTTTTCATCCACTTCTTGTAGGCATCTTCACCTTCAGCATTGGTCATTTCACCGACCCACTTATCACCTTCTAAGAAATTGGCAATATAGAATTGCTTTAATTCATCCAAAGAGTATTTGCGGCTGAGTTTGTAGAATGAATACTTGTCCTTACGGGAAGAAAATGTAGTTTTGGTTACATTAGTCTTACCATTATACTTGAAGTAATCATAGGATTTTGATGTGAAATGGAGCTTCAGAGCATTATATAATGCAAAGGCTGCAAAACCTGTTCCCTCGTTCATATAGGCAGCTTGGAGGTCTTTTTAATTAGGTTGAGTGACTGTGCTTCTTCTCTAATCTCCGCTTTCAAGGCCGAAGAAATGAGAGTGGCCGCCACTTCAACTTCCAGTCCACTCTCTTTACAATGATGGCAAATAGCATCCATCAATCCAATCCTCTTGTTTACTGCCAATTCTTTAATCATTATACTAAATTCTGAAATTTCATCTTTTGTGGGCATATCAATTCTTATAAAATATGTGTTGACCAATCTTGGTAACCTTCTTCAAATTCCATCCAGGGTTTACATAACTGGCATGATAATACATTGAATTTGTCCTTGCTATTTTATCATGAACCGATGGTTCTGTCAAGGCCATCCTAGCAACTATTTCTGATTCTTGCCATTGGTACCTGTTTTGAACTACCAGATTCTTTACGCAAGTCCATGAGAACTGGCATACTAATAGGTTATTTGCCGAGTATGTTCTTTGGTAGACAACCTCACAAATTGTTTTAGGGAATTTAGGATCATTAGCACGGTTCAATACGACCTGTGCTACGGCTAGTTTACCTTCAAATGACTCCGATGCGGCCTCATGGTAAATATTTCTAGCTAAGCATTCCATTTGCTTTTTGAAATCTTTTGATACCTCTTCCTGTATCTGATTGGCAATCATATCTTGTGCCAATGTAGGAATTGTGTAGGCAAGAATGGTTACAGTTAAAAATATTGCTATGTGTTTTAGTGATTTTGATGAGAACATCATATCTCCTTTTGTTTACAGTCGATGCTTTGACCTTGGACCCAAGAACTTCTGATTTTTAGATGGGGGTTTTAGAAACTGTTTTTGGAGAGAACAGTAAAACTCTATTAATTAGAATGTCTTTGATACGGACAATACTGCAGCATTCTTATACAACTTCTGACCGTTTAAGGTGTTGGCTGTTTGAAATGTTGAAGTCTTGTTTGTATTGGCATAATACTTGGCAGTTACATCGAAGCCAGCAATATTATAACCTAGACCAAAGTTGTAGTCTGTGTA